GTAAATCAACTCCATGCGTTTTTCACCGCGAGAGCGTTTCTTCACGATGTCCGCTTTGCGCGGCAGCATATAGTCAGCCAGTTCCTGATAATGGGTGTCCCAGTTATCCCGGCGGCTTTTAAGAGAACCAAATCTCTTGAGTAACGGTGCTGCTTCCTGTGCCATGCTTAACCCATCAATGTTGGTTTGCCGTCAGTAGGTTGGACAGTTTGCCCAAGCGCACCAGCGACAATAGTTGAGCCGCGCCCTTTGCGACGGCCACGGGCCTCAAGTTCTGCCTCTTCTGCCAAAGCACGAGCGCGGCCGAGGTCAGGCTCCGGCGGGGGTGGCGGAGGAGGCGGTGGTGTTGGCATAGATGGTGTTAGAAAGCTCATCTTTATCTCCTACGGGAACGCTGGTGTCATCGGACGGTCGTACAAAATCTCAGGCACAGATTGCCCAACCCTTAAAAAATCCCGCGCCCTGCTGCCAGTAAACTCACCCTGTTCGGTGTTGTTTCGGATGGCTTGCTTTGCTTTGGCGGCTGTTTCCTGACTGTAATTATGTTTGTTATAATCTATCTCGCCCAACAAAAAGAGGTCTTGCTCCTGTAGTCTGCGGTTTACAAGACCTGGGCTAACAACATTATTTTGCAAATGCGTATTCATCATCCTTGCAGAGGCAACCCTAAAATCCTCAATAATATCAGAGCTATACCCCTCACGTCTTGCCGTGTTTAGGCCAATCACATTTCTAATTAGCTTTGGCTGGTTAGTGCCTGTATTCCACAGGCTAGAGTCTAGCGCCTTTATCTCGTTAGCCCGTAAATTGTTAAAATCGACGCCCTTTCTTTTCAAGAAGTCGCGGTTCACGGCCACAATCCCGTTGGCTAGGTCTTGCTCGTAGCCGGGGTTATCAATCATAAATTGACCAAACGACTGTTTTTGCTGTGTTGTGCCAGCACCCTCTCCAGCAAAACTTGCCAGAAAGGAAAATCTATCTTTGTCTTCTCTGTACAGGTCACGAGCCTTGGCCAAGCTGATGTGGTAATTGCCAGCAGTAAACTCACCGTCTGTGCTAAATTTCTCTGGTTTGCCCCGGCTTTCAAAAAGCTTAATCTGAGCCAAGCTTTCATCAAACGTCTCAAGCTCTTCCTTTACGCCCACAGGCGGTGCTTCAGGCAATACTGTTGGCATGGCTTCAGTCATAGAGTACGCCTCCGCCTTCGAGTAGGGTGCCGCCAGCACCAGGACGTTTAGCACGAGTGCCGCGACGGCCACGAGGGGTAGGCGCAACACCAAGGGCTCCAGCAGTAACATCGTCTGGCTCTGGCTCAGCTTGCAAGATTGTTGGTTGTTCTTCCTGCTGCGGCTCATCCATCATGGTTTCTAGGTCGCTGGTAATATTCGGCGCAATACCAGTGCCTTCTTCTCCAGGCTGTAGCACCCCGCTGGTGGTAAACTGGCCACCCTCACCTATGCGGAATGTTGGGGTGCCGCCCTTCTCCAGGGCATCTAATTGACTTTTAAGGTTAATCTCACGGATAGCCTTGAGGCCAGCCGGTAGCGTCGGGTCTGCTGCCAGCTTTTCTTCGATGATTTGCTTGGCAAGGTCGCGCTTACCCTGCTCCGGGTCGCCTTCTCCACCCTGACGCATAGAAACAAGACGCTCAAGCTCCTGTTGCTCAAAGGCGGTTTTTTGTTCCACGCCTTGCCTTGTCAGTACAGGATTGCCTTGTGTGTCAGTAACCTCACCTTGGTTTGACTGAACAATATTAGCCTTACTGTTTTGCCGGAGCGCTTCGTTTTTTCTCTCTTCGTAATTGCGCAAACTTTTGGCATCTGTGCGCACACCTGACGCTTTTTGTGGGTCAGTGTATGGGTCGCCCTTAGGCATCAGGTCCGCATTTTCTGCGGCGTTGCGTTTAGCTATCTCGTCTAGCTCTTTTTGTCGGTTTGCTTCAAGTTCAGCTTGTGCTTTGCGTTGCTCAGCAGCTTCCGCTTCACGCCTTGTCGCATCTTGGCGACGGATTTCTGCCTCGCGCTCAGCTTCTGCTGCTGCGGCAGTCTCGCGCTGAACACGCTCACCCTCTGCCCTCTCCAGGGCTTGCAGCTCTTTCTGAGCTTCTTCTGCCCGCTTCTGTTTTTCATCAACCTCACGGAACGCGCCTTGCAGTGAACGGAATGTATCCGCGCCAACTTCCCTTTTCTGGCCCCCAGTTTGCACAATGTAGCGTGGGTTGCCACTGTCGGACTCGTATTGCTGCATCCTTTCGACTTTTTGCCCGCCAAACGTGACCTCGCCGCCGCCAGCATCAATGTCCCTCAAAAGGTCTTGCGCTCGTTGCCTTGTCTCATCATCAGCGCCCGAGAAGTAAGTGCCGGTAGATGGTGCGTCTTGCAATGCCGCAGAATAACCACCACCAAACTGGTACTCTCCGCGCGGGTCTTGCGCTATGCCAATAGCTGCGCCTGCACTTGGCTGTCTGCCAGAACCGCCTGCACCACCACCACCTGTTGTGCTAGCCATCAGTCTCTCCTATAGCGTAAACGGGTTGTAATCCATTTGCGCAGTCTGCTGCGGGGGCTTGCGCATAACTTCTCTATTCTCCAAACCAACGGCAAGGTAGCGAAAGGCATCGGCTGCGTGACTTGTGTAGTCATGGCGCGGATGGTCTCTAAAAGATTTACGCTTCTCATCCCATTCCTGCCGATATTGTCTCAGCATCTCAAGACCTTCGCCGCAGTTGTCGCGGTCAAAGTAACATTTAGGTATTAACATACGCGCTGCGTTAATGCCATCTGCCACCTTCATTTTTGGGATGACCCTGAATTTGATTCCCAGCGTATAAGCCGTTTCCCAGCGGCTTTTACCTGAGCCCAACTCACGGACCTCAATGTCGTGAGGAGCGAGGTGGTCGCCATACGTATAGTCTTTCTTTGAGAGTATATCTGCATAATGGTCGAGACCAACCCCAGAACTCTCGTAATAATCAATAACATTTACCGCACCCCCGCGAAACACTTGCGCAAACCAGATGGCTGTCGAGTCGTTAATGCCCAAGTCCCAGGCCGTATGCACAGGATAGGCCGGGTCATACGGCACCCGCGTTACGCGGCCAGCATCGTCAGCATCTGACAACAACTTACCATAATACGCTCCAATAATCGCTGCGGTGAATGAACACTCGTATTCCTGCTCGTATTGCTCCGGCGTCATCTGCGCCTGAGCCGCCTCCAGTTCCTCCGGCCGCACAATCCCTGTGTCACTGGCCTTGCAAATCTTGTAGTACCAGTCGCTGCTGCCCTCCGCCAACTGGCCCTTAGCGGTCTCCAGCAAATCAAAAAAATGATTGTGGCCCGCCGGGGTTCCCAAAAAACAAGCCGACCCCTGCCTGTCAGACAGTGCCGGTCTCACAACCTCCCCCCATACCCTTGGGTTCTGCATGCCAAACTCGTCAAAGACACACTCATCAAGGTAGATGCCCCGAAGGGCGTCCGGGTTCTCAGCCGACAGCAGCATAATCCTGCCGCCGTTAGGAAAATCTGCGCGGAGTTCTGTCTCGTTGAATTGCACACCGGGGATAACTCCGGCATAAAACTTTACATAATCCCAAGCAATCCGCTTTGCCTGTGCGAAAGTAGGGGCCACAAAAGCCGTCCTCGGTCGAGGCAACGGGCAAGTCAAAGTCGTCTTGATTAGCTGGTTTACTGCCCACACCGTCTTGCCGAAGCGGCGGTGCATCACTAGCACGTTCCATCTCTTCAACTCCTTGTGCATGTCCTTCTGCAAAGGACGAGGCTTGTAGGGAATCTTGACATCCATCAGTCAGTCTCCCACAGGATACGCACCGTGCCGTCACTCACCTCGACGCCAGCCCGGTTCTTCTGCTCACCGTATTGTTCTGGCATAGAGGTCTTGGCCCGCCAGCGCACGTGTTGCGCATAGTCTCGTAATATGTTCGGGTCATACCGCCTCTTTCCCTCCAGTGCGTTCAAATACATGCCGTCAAGCTCCTCCAGAGCCTTCTCAGCGCTCTCAGCCCTTGCCGTGTACACAGCGGCCCGAAACTCCTCATCGGCCCTCATGCGCTTGTAAGCGCCAGCACGGGATATGCCAGTCTTCTCACATGCCTTAGCAAGGCTGTAGCCTTCGCTTAGTAGCTGTATGACTTCTGTGGTGTTTGCCTTTGTAATCTTGCCCATGCTTTCTCCGTGAGTGTGTAGGGGTCAATTAACACACATAGACGACGGCCCCGACTGCTGGGGTGTACCGGCCTGTGAGCATCCCCCCTCCTGTTGCGTTTCTGCAACACTGTGGCCGTTATGTCACTGTT